ACTCCCACCCCGGGTAGTGCAGGTCGAGATCGCGCGGGTTGATCTTCGCGAGCTTCAGATCCTGCGACGCCAGCTTCGCGCGCCGGATGAAGAGCACGCGCGGGTCCACGGCGTAGATCGCGGTGCCAGCGACGACGGGGATCTGGCAGACCGCGGTCGTCGTCTCGTCGAGGAGCAGGCGACTGCGCCGGCACGCCTCGATCTGCGCCTCATTGGCGACGCGGATCGCGAACGCATCCGACCACAGGTACTCGGCCTCGACGTCGTCGGCGAGCTCGCGGAAGACGTCGATGATGTCTTGCAGTGTCATGGGGTCAGGATCCGGTTGACGGTCTCACGGCCGACGTAGGCCGCTTGGATCGCATCCCAGACGGCGGCGGGTCGGACGTTGAACGCGCACATGGCCGCGTGCGACTGCTCTTCGCGCGGACAGAATTCGCTCGTGTAGTGGAGCTGGTGGCACGGGTAGCACGGGACGTCGTCCGCATGCAGGCTCGTGGTGTTCGTCCAGTCGCGTGACAGGTTCGTGACGCTGCTGTGACTGAGGATCAGGATCTTCGGCATCGACTCGAAGGCGACGCCGTTCATCACGCCGGTCTCGGGTCCGATCACCATGTCGCACTGCTTGGCGAGCGCGAGCGTCTTGCGGATCTCCAGCTCGCCGGACAGCGCGTGGACGCGGGGCTCGTTCTCCCAGCCCACCTCAAGGATCTGGCACGCGTAGTCGCCGACGAGCAGCACGTGCGCGTGCGAGATCTCGGTGAGCAGGCGCGCGATCACTGCGTCCATGTGGGGATAGGACTTGTGCGTCGAGCTGCCAGACAGCGCCCACATGATCACGAACGGACGCTTGCCCACCATGCCGAGCTGGAGACCCTTGTTCTGCTGGTCGGCAATGTCAGCGATGCGGTTGCGCGCCCACGAGCGCTCTTCCGCGGTCTCGTGGAAGTGGTACTCGGGGAAGAACGGGAGCTCGGCCAGCTTCGCCGTGAACTCCATGTAGTTGTGGTCGCACATCTCGTGACGCAATGCGTGCGGCCAGCGGTGGTCCGAGCGGCCGGGCAGCTTGATCAGCGCGCCCTCGACGCTCTCGCACAGATTGATGAACCGATCGAACCGCAGCGTCTGCACCTTCCAGAACTCGTGCAGCTCGTGGTTCGGCACCTGATCCTTGTCCTGCACGAAGAACGCGTCGATGCGCGGGTCGGCTTTCAGGATCTCGTGGCCGCTGGGCTCGCACATCCACGTGACGTGGTAGCCCTGACGCTTGAGCTCATCGAGGATCGACGTCGACTGGATCGTGTCGCCGATCGCGCCGTAGCGGACGACGCATGCAGTCTTCGTGCCCTCGGGCGCGGACGCCGTGCTCACGGACTCGAAGCGATCTCCGGTGAGCTGGAAGACCTTGAGGCAGCCGACCTTGCGCTCGATCACGAAGTAGCCGCCGTCCTTCAGCAGCTTCGACGCAATGTCTTCGGCCGCTGACATCGGGACGTCGACACGCTTGAACACGTAGTCGAGCACGTGCGGCTTGATCGACTTGATCGTGTCGGCCCATTCGTGGACCGAGAGTTCCGGCTGCACGTCAGGCGTGATGGTCTCGTCGCCGTGCAGTCGGACGCCAATGAAATGCGGGAACGCCTTCTCGGGCCCGTGACCGAGCTCGATGCCGGCGCCCCGCGTGAACGGGACGATGTTGTACCGCACCCCCGCTGGTGCCCCTCCTCCAGAGCGCAGCATCAGCTTGAGAGCTGCGCTGCGAGTTGCGCGTCCGCGGGTGCCGGCGCCTTGGTCACCGCGGTCGGGGTGACGCCGGCCGGGGCCGGTGCCGCCTTCGCTACTGGCTTCACGACGCGCAGCGGCTTGTCGCCGATGAGCACGCCGTTGCTGTCGTAGAACATGCCGTCCTGTTCGAACGATGCTCCGTTCGCGGCCCCGTAGATGAGGCCGTGCGGCTTGGTTTTGTCGAGACTCATGCTCCCCCTCCTCGCTTACTTGTCGTCCGCGTCGGGCGCGAACTGGTTGTCGGGCACGTTGTCGTCGGCCGCGTCGCTGCCGGTGCCGCTCATGCGACCCATGCTGGCCGTCGCGTCGCAGATCGCCGGACATGCGCCGCCACCGCTGACGCGGTTGAAGTCGTCGCTGTGCGGAGTGTTGTTCCACGGGTCATCGGACTTCGCGTCGATCTTCCCGTAGGAGAGCGTCTCGTCGACACCGGGCAGCGAGATCGAGCCGTTGAGGCCCGTCTTGTTGCCGCGGTTCGGCAGGTCGCCGGTGTCGCCTTGCAGTTCCCCGCTCGGCACGTAGAGTTCGTCGAACTTGCCCATCGTTGTTGCTCCTTCAGCGGGCCATGCCTTGCGGCCGGCCACAAACGCCACCGAAGGTGGCAGGGTCTCCGACGGTGTTCTCGCCGGTGATTTGGGGATCCCAGTTCGGCGTGCGTTCGCACGCGTCGCTGGCGAAGCCGCGCTTGAGCGAGGCCGCGTCGGTGCCCGGGACTTCCGCGATCGAGCCGCCGGCGTTGGCCGAGGCCGTGCCGTCCGGCAGTACCGGGGAATCGTTGAGGTTCAGGTTGGCGTCGCCGCTCATGGCGTCTCCGTGTGAATTCGTTGGTCGTGCAAAAGAAAACCCCGAGCGAGTTGCCCCGCCCGGGGTTCGGACTACTGCGACGCGATGCTCTGCGTCAGTGGGTTAGAACAGCGAGTCCCACTTGAGGATGCGAGCCTGCGCTTGGTCGGTCTGGACGATGCCGAAGCCGCCGAGGTAGTACCACGCAACGCCCCGCGAACGACCGTAGTCGGACGGGATTGCGCCGCGCATTTCCTCGGGAACCGCGATCCCTTCGGCGACAGTGTCGGCACCGAAGAAATACGCCCAGTTGGACTTACCAAGGTTCCAGACCGTGCCGGTCTTGGCGACGCCCTTCTTGATGTTCGTCTGCTCGACGTAGCGGACGCCCTCGAAGCGACCGGCCTCACCGTTGAGGATGAGACGGAAGCCAGCGTCGACGTACTTGTAGACGCCTTCGAGGTCGTTCTTCAGCGGACGGAACGTCGACGGATGCGCGAGCGCAACGTAGTCGTCGTTGATGTAGGGCGGGATGTTCCGTTCCTTCATCAGGTCGACGATCGTCTTGACGTGTTCCTTGCCAAGCGCGACGTTGTTGGTGCCCGTGACCGTGCCGTTCGTGTACAGCGTGACAGCGACGGTGTCGGTGCCGGCCGTCGGAATGACGCGCAGCGGGGTCGCATCGAATTGCGCTTCCGCAGCAATGTCGAACGCCTTCTTCGCGTCGTTCTTCAGAACCTTGTTGATGATTTCCATCACCGGCTGCTTCGACAGGTCGTCGAGCTTGCCCGTGTACGGAACCGCGTTGGCGAATTCGCCGATCGTCATCGTGCCTTGGACGATCGTGAAGTTCGACACGGGAACCGTGTTGGATTCCAGCACCGTGGTGCCCTGCGTGGCGATGTCCGAAAACACGTTCCAATGGAACGTCGCGCCACGATGTTTGCCCTGCACTGCGGCGTCCTTCACGTCAGCGAACTGGCGGAACTTCACCATCGGCTGTACGGCCATCCGAAGGACGTCCGACAGCGTTTCGCTGAACATGTAGCCGCCGAGCGAGTTGGTTGCCCAAATCTGACCGCTCATTGCGAGATACTCCTGAGAGAGTTGTGACCGGCGTTCAGCCGATCGATTGCCCTCTCGCTGCTGCCATCTTCCTGATTGTCTCCGAGGCGTCTGCCGGCGGAGCTTCTGCGGTTGTTGATGCGCGCGAGTGGGTTGTGCGGAGATCATCGATCCCCTGTTTCGCAGCGTCTCTCTTGGCTCTCGTGGTTGCGTCCAGACCCTGATCCTGACGTCCACCTTCCGCGACGGGCGCACCAGCGGCATGCTTGCCGAGCTGGTACTTCTTCGCCACGATGTCACCAGCCTTGAGGATCGCATCGGCTCGCGGCAGACCTTCGTCTGTTTCGAGTCGAGCGCGCTCACGGTCGGCGGCTCGTGCAAAGACTTCGTCCTTGCGGATTTCGGGATAGTCGCGATCGAGTGCTTGCAATGCACTGCCGAGTTCGCGTTGCTGTAGTGCTTGGTCGACTGCGGTGTTGATGTCGACGACCGGGGTGGCGTTGCCGCGTCCCTTCATCGCACCATCGACCGCGGTGCTGACCGCCTTGCTGAATAGTTCGACTGCCTTCGCTTGGTCGCCCCCGTAGAGGGCTTCCGCGAATTCCGTTGCTACGGCGTTGGCGTCGGCCGATGCTTCGGCGACGGCCTTCTCCGCGGCTTTCTTCTCGCCGACCGTGTTGGCCTCGGCGAGTTTCTTGTTGGCTTCGGCGAGCGCGGCGTCGGCTTGACGCTGCGTCTCGACCGCCTTGGCGAGGCGCGCATCCGCGGCCCCGTCCTTCTGCAAGCGCCGGAGCGCTTCCTCGCCCGTGATCTCGCTGGTCTGTCCGTCGACCTTGATCGCGAACTTGGTGCGCTTCAACTGCTCGGGCGTGAGCGCGATGTCGTCGGTCTGCGCAGCGAGCTGCGTTGCCGGGTCGACCTCGGTGGCCTTCGCTGCGGCAGTCGCGGCTGCGGCGACGCGTGCGGCTTCGGCCGCGGCATCACTGCCGTCGTCGTCCTCGTCGTCGGACTTAAATCTTCCGGCCGCATCTCGCGCCGGCGCTTCGTCCGGAAGCGCAACGCCCTCGCCGATCAGCTCGGCACGGCGCTTGGCCTTGATCTCTTCCATCGCTGCGGCGCGCGGGTCGTAGTTCTCACCCTTCGGCGCCTGCTTGTCGGCCGGATTGGCCGCCCCTTCGTTCCTCGGTGTTGCGTTTGCTTCGGCCCCCAACGACTCCTCACGTTGAACGCCCTCACGGGTAGCTCTTTCGCCCACGGTGTTGCTCCTGTTGTGCGGCTGGGCCGCGGATCTATGGCTGGTCGCCCTCGAACTCCGTGCCGCGCAGTTGTTGCTGCGCGACCTCTCCGGCGTTGACGAGCATGACCAGCTCGTCCTGCCAGAAGTCGATGGCCTTCAGCTTCATGCGGACGTCGATGTCGGCGCCCGCGAGAATGGCTTGGCGCGGCATCTCGATGAGCTCTTTCACGAGCTCGATGCGCGCTTCGTCAGCGCGATCGGCGAGGATCCGGCCGATGTCGCTCTTCTGGAATTGCAGTGCGGCGAACCCGAGGTCGATGGCTCGTGTGAGCTCGGCGACCCGCGGGTCCGTCTTGCCCCCCTCCGAGGACATGCTTACTGCGCCGGACGCAGGTAGTACGAGAAGTGTCTGACCTTCCCGCCGACCTTCGCGTCGTGCGCAATCGAGACGTTCACGTAGATGACGGAGCCCGGCTGGACAACGAGCGAGATGCCGTCCTTGGCCGGACATGACGCGACGGCACCGATGCCATTGGTTGTCGCCTGCTGCGCGACCTGAAAGTAGAACGTGCGCTCGATCGACGCATACTTGCCGCTGTTGACGCCCGCGCGCTGCGAGAGCGTGACGGTGGCATTGAACGGGGCATCGCCCTGTTCCTGCACGGAGATGCTGCCGACCTTGCACGACTGGGCGTCCGCGGGCACGGTGACCTGTCCCGAGTCATCCTGATTCGGGCCGACCGTTGCGCTGACGTACGTGTGGCCGACGGTGACCGGGGTCACGTGGCTCGATGCGGCGAGCGCTTGCGCGCTGAAGAGCGATGTCGCGACGAGCGCGATGACTGCGATGAGACGTCTCATGCCTACCTCCGTTGTGGCCCGCTATCCGGGCGTTTCGTTTCGATCCCGTGTTCGAAGCCGGTCATCCCTGTTGCGGGGGAGGCGATGGGCTTCGGTGTCATGGGGTCGGTGTTAGTGGGCGGTTGCGGCGGCGATCCTGCCGGCGCAGCGCCCGGCCCGGCGGGGGCTTGCGCGCCCGGCGGGGTAAAGCCGATGCCGTCCTTCGGGTTCGAGACCGGTGCGGTGGTCAGCCCCGGTGCCGGCGCCGCGGGTGCGCCCGAGTTGAAGTTCGGGTCGATGCCCGGCGGAGTCGGGAGCTCGTAGCCCGCGGCCTTCATCAGGTTGTCCGCGATCGGAGCGACGGCCGGGACCGCAGCCACGACCTCGGCTGCCTGCATGGCGCCGAACGTGGCCTCGATGCCCGTCTTGACCTTCTTCGCCTTCAGATCCTCGACCTGCTGGAGGATGAGCTGCACCTTGGCGGCCGTGACTTCCGGCGGATCCTGCTTGGCAGCGAGCTGCTGCTTGAGCTGTTGGAGCTGCTGCTGGAGCTGCGCGACCTGCGGGTCTTGGTCGCCCCACTTGAAGAACCGGGCGCCCGTGTCGTAGCCGCACTTGCTCAGGATCTCCTCGCACACCTCTTCGATGTCGAGGCCGGCGTTCGTGAGCGTCTGGTCGACCAGCAGATCCTTGATGGACTTGAGGCCGAAGATCAGGTTGTTCAGGCGACGCTGCGGCGTAACCGCGCCGACGCCGACGTTCACGCTCACGCTCACGGGCATCATCATCAGAGCGTCGTCGATGCCCGGCACGTCTGCCTTCTTGCCGGCAAGGCGCAGGATCGTCTGGTCCGATTCGTAGTGCTGTTCGAGGGCGACGAGCTGGTCGAGCACCGGGACGACCCACGTCTCGGCGAACGTCTTGAGCTCGTACGCGCTGATCTGGTTCGCGTCGTCGGTCAGGATCTGCATGCCCCCGAGCTTGTCGGAGAGCTGCGCGTTGCCCTGAATGCTCGACTGGCTGAAGCTGCCGGCGACTTCGTCGAAGTCCGCGTTGATGCGGTCCTGCTCTTGGAACGCCGAGCCGGTGACGTCACGCACCTCGTTCGGCATGACGTCCTTGGCGGGGTCGCCCATCATGGTCGCGCTGCCCGGCACGTGCGCGACCAGCGAGCGCAGGTCGACCTGAGCGCCGCGCCGCACGAAGTAGCGCTTGTTCAGCACGAACCGGATGTTGTCGATCCGCAGGTTGCGGAGCTCGTTGAGCTCGCCCTGCACGTCGCGCGTCAGACGTGACTGCCCGCTCGGGTAGACCTTGTGCGCCTCGACGACGGAGAAGCCGATCGCGTACGGGCGCTTGCCGTGGAAGTAGACCTTGTCGAGCGGCACGGGCTTCGAGAGCATCGTGACGTCGGCGAGCGTGTACCAGAGCCAGTCGACACCGTCGATCTCGACGATGTTGCGGTGGACCCAGACCTGCTGGAACGCGTCGTTCGCGTTCGGCATCGCCTGTGGGTCCGCGCGCCCCTTGTTGCGGAGGAGCGTGATCGAGTCGCTGTACTTCTGCGCCGCGGTCTTCATCTGCTCGGCCGTGACCGGCAGCCACTTCGCTTCGCCGGACTTGCCGTCCGCGACCTTGGTGCGCGCCTCGATGTCCTTGATGTACATGGGCAGCAGGTCGATCAGGTACGGGCTCGTGTTCACCGGATCGCGCCAGTCGGCGCCGGGGCTGAACCTGAAGTTCTCGACCGGGCGCAGGTCGACCCACGGACGGTCGATGCCCTTCTGCTTGTTGTACTGCCAGTGCTGGTAGCTGACGCAGACGCCGACGGTCTGCGCGTCCTGATACGCGCCTTGCAGCGTGAGGAACCACGGCACCGACTTCTTCAGCCGGATGTTCAGCAGATGGTGCTGGAGCTCCGCGGCCTTGACGTTCGCCGGATCGTCCTCGTTCTCGGGGTCGATCGACACGATGTCCTGCTGCGAGAAGAACGCTGCGGCAGCGATCGCTTCCTTCTTGCGGATGGCTGCGCGCGTCTTCGGGCTGAAGAACTTGGCGCGGCCACGGTACAGCGGGCTCTCGTACTTCGAGTCCGTGGGGTGCAGGCCTTGCGCCTGCCGCATGTCGCGCTCGATCTCTTTGCGGATGCCGGCGTTGAAGTAGTCGGTCGACTCCAAGTACGCCTGCTGCGCGAGCTTCAGCGCCTCATCGTTGTCGGGTGCGCCGTGCGGGATGTCATCAGCCACGGGCGACCTCGATGCGGGTGTACGCCTTGTGCGCTTCGTCGGCTTGCAGGAACCGGCCGGCGACGTCGCGCTTCAGGTGCTCGGTCGCACCGTCGCGCCATGCGCCGCGGGCGATGTTGTAGCGTTCGAGGATCTCGCCGCCGGCGCGCAGGATCTGCTTGTCCCAGTCGCTGGAGCTGTAGATCGCCGGGATGTGCAGCGTGTAGCCCATCGAGCCAGAGAGCAGCATGTCGCGGATGTTCAGCACCGAGCCCTCGACGTCGACCGCCCACAGGTGGTTCGGGTAGTGACGGTTCAGGAGCTCGGCCGCGTTCTTCGCGAGCAGGAACTCGTTCGCCTTGAACTGGCTGTCTTCGGTGATCAGCAGGTCGCTCATGTCCAGTCGGGCTCCGTCTCAGACCGGATGAGGTCTGCCTTCTGTGAATCGGTGAGGAACGACCACGCCTGTGGCGTGACGTTGCTCTTGATGGGTTCGGGCAGGTCGTCGTACTCGCCCTGCAACGGGTTGGCGCGCTCGCCCTCGCTCACGCGTACGGATCCTTGGGCGCGAAGTAATTCCGGCCGCTTGAGAATTCGTACTGAACGTCCCGGGTTTCGAGGAGCTGCGCGACGCCGTCGGCAGGCGTCGACCGATCGAGCTCGGATAGCGCGCGCACGGCCGCGACCTGCGCGGACCAGAGCATCTTGCTCGA